CTATTTTTTATCAGACGTGTCTACAGCAGCAATCAGTTCCGGAATGTCTGTGTGGACATAAATATTTGCCGTTGTGGAATAGTCGGCGTGGCCCAATATCTTTTGCAGAATCTCCGTGGCCATGCCTGATCTTCTGGCCCAGCTGGCGTAGGTGTGCCGGGTGGCATGCGGGGTTTTCCGCTCGATCTTGAGCTTTTCCAGTAACGGGTAGTAATCCCGTCGGCGGAAATTTGCCGGTACCTGTTGGCCGGTATAGCCGGACAACAAGAGCGCGCCATTCGCCCTGGCGGCGAAGTATGCGAAGTATGCCCGGCCCTCCGGTCTGATGGGGATGGCCCGGTTGCGCCCGGCGGCGGTCTTTTCTCCCCCGATGACGTAGGTTTCGTGATAGTCGGCCAGAGGGAGACCGAAAAGCTCCCCGATTCTCATGCCCGTGTAAATCAGCATCAGGATGATTTTCGCGGTGTCGCTTCCGTTTTTCTCCAGTTTCTCAATGTCCGAGTCGGAGAAAATTTCCTTTTCTTTTTTCACGTTTTCTGGCAGATGGATAAATTTTGCAAAGTTTGTTGTTGCGATTTCCTCCCGGATCGCCCATGCGGACATCTGCGTAACAAGCTGCTTGTACTTGCTGCATGTGCTGTGGGATTTATCCGCATATTTGTCCATGACCGCCTGAAAGTCTGCTGTCCGCAAGCTGCGGAATCTTGCATCGTGGAGCGGCTGGAACACATCAAAAGCACGGTTATATGACTCCACCCCACGGGGGCCTATTTCCTTATAGTGTTCCTCTTTCCAGGCTTCAAATACCTCCCTGAAGGTCATGTTATACCGCTCTGTCAAATCCTTCCCCGCCAAGCGTTCCAGAGACTCCAGCGCGTCTTTTCGCGTAGGGTAATACCCTATAATCACTTTACTTTTTGCCGCCACCCACGGGCGGCTCCTTCGTCCTTGCAGTTTATAGACCGTTCCGGACCCGTTGGGCCTTTTGATGGCCCTGCGGGATTGTTTGGATTGCCGCTTTCCGCAAGATGGGCAAAACAGAGCGCCGTCCGGCAAAACTCCACCGCACTTAACGCAGTTCATTGTATCCTCCTTTATATTGTGACATGGCCGCCCCATGTGGGGCGGCCTTTTTTCATACTTTTTTGCGCAGGGCCATAGAGATGATGACCGTAGAGGCTATCACCGCAGTGGCTGCTACGACAATAACAAACCACGCCACGGCGGTAGGCTGTCCGTTGCGGATAAGCCCTTGGGCCGTGATTTGCGAGTCAATAAACAAGTACGCCACCAGGCACATGGCCAGCACGGCGCACATACCAATCAGTACGAAGATAACCGGTTTGCGAGTGCGCATTTGGTCCTTCTGTATGGCGTTTACTTCTTCCAGCCTTTTTACGTTACCGGACAAATGCGCGTTTTCCAGCTCCAGTTGGTGTATCCTGGCCTGCATAGATTCCGGGTGATCCACTGGCTTGTCCAGCCCGAACAGTTCATCCAGAGACAGATCCAGCACCATGCACATGGCGACAGAGTTGTAGAGCTTCGGGTCCATTTGTGATCCGTCCAGGAGCTTTGACACGGCGGACTTTGACACGCCGGACAGATCCACGATGTCGCTGATGGTGTACCGTTTCTTTTCCTTTGCCTCGCGAATCCTCTTTGGGTATTGCTCAATGTTTCCCGCAATTTCCTGCAACGCAGACATGGTTATTCGCCTCCAAAAAGTAAATTTCACCTGTGGCGGGACAGAATCTCAAGCGCGGGGATTATTTGCCCTACACCGGACGCACGGTTCCCCGTATTGCGCGTGGACAGGGTTTTTCGGCACTGCTATGCTTAAATCGTAGCAGATGACAGCCTGATGGGCTATCTGCTATATCGGCCCTGCCGTCCGGTGCGGGGGCGGCGGGGCCAACATAACCCAAGATCTATCCCTTTGTTGCCTATTATAGGGCAACACGGTATGCAATATTTGTCCTATTTGGGGGTATAGGTGAAAACATTTTTTTACGAGGGGGAAATACATCGTGTGTTTTTGCGAAAAGTATGATATAATAGAACAAATGGACGATAAAGCTAAGGACGCGCTACTCAGCGAGGCGATAGAGATGATCGACAAGCTGACAGACGCGCAGCTCTACCGCATTATGGAGGAAATGAAGAATGACGAACCAGCCGAATGAACCGGCTGCGTAGGCCCAGTATACTTTTTACAAGGAGGATTAGATATGAGTAATTCGGTACTGTATGCGCTTGTGATGTTCGCCGTGGCTGGCACAGTCGCGCAATGGTTCAACATATGGCACATTCTGAATAGGCTGGACAAGCTGGAACGAGAGCACCGATCAGCAGAACTTCCCCAGCAGATACCCGCCGGACATGCACAGGACGCTGCAAATGATCCCGGCCCAGAAATATAACCGCGCCCTCTTTTCAGCCCTTCGCTTTTCTTCTTCTGCCCGCACAAGCCTATCGACGATGGGCGGCACAACTTTCCCCGCCGCAATATCCGGGATTTTGAATTCCGTCCCCTGGAAGTTGATATAGTCACTCACTTGCCATCCTCCTCAAAAGCGGCTTTTGCCAGCCGAAGAAACCGGTTTAGCTTATCCTCTGGCAGGGACTTAACAAATTCTATAGCTTCCAGCTGCATATCACTCAGCGCTTCGCCATCGGCGGGGCGCTCTTTTTTTATGCCCTCCGCCCGCTTTTTTTCCACCAGGCTACGCACATACGCTATGTCTTTCTGGCACTTTGCCGTCTCCGCCTCATTCGCGCCTTCGTGCAGTAGGATTTTTTCCGGCGTGGTTTGCAGCAGGACGCACATACGAGCGGCTTCTTCCGGGGATGGGAGATTGTTGCCGCGCTTTACTTCGCTTAACCATCGCTTGTGCTTTCCAACCATTTTAGAAAATGACGCGGCGCTCCAACTATTTGATGCAACCATTTTTAATATTGCGCCTACGTTCGGCTTAACTGTGGCTCTTTTTGGCATATTTACTCCTGAATAAATCGCAATGCAGCAGCTTTTACGTCATGTTCAAACTTTTCGTTTTCAACGGATATACGTCTATTGCGCTTGTGCTTGTTGTTTTTGATTACGTCAATTTTTCTTTTTTCTAATTCGCTGATTCTTTCTGCGAAATACTTGTTGTTTAAACCGCCGCGGCGAATCGCCTTTTTTAACCAAAATATGGCGTTGTCAAATTCCCACTCTTGCTCGTATAACTTGGAAAACATATTGCATGTAAACGCAAAGCTTAACGATGCAAATTTGTCTAAAACTGTGAATGGTATTTCCTTTATTGATTCTTCGAAAGCCCCAATCGCCGCAAGTCTAAAATCTGCGCCCTTGTTTGCAAGTGCATAAGCCACCGCAAATTTATCAAAAGCAGATTCCGAGTTTCTATACTTTGTTACTGCGATTTCAAAAAGGACATATCGCGGTTTGTATGTTATTACATACGCCTCATTTACAAGCCCCAAAGCCTGATATTCCGCAGGGTACTTTGCTTTAACGGTAAATAGCACTTCTCTAATAACACCCGCTTCATGCTGCGAAAAACGAGTTAAATCATACTTATTGTTTAACGCAATAATGCTTTGTGATGAATCTTGCTCATATTGTTCTGGATAATAGACATACGGGTTATCTGGCCCTTTAGGCCGCGCAAGAATTAAGTCAATATCTAAAAACATATCTACCCCCAAAAATAAAAGGAAATTTTGTGCAATTCTACAAAACTTACAAAATGGTCGCGTTTTACTTTACAACGCACAAAACATGCGCTATAATAGCCTTACAGAACTTGATGCAGACAACAAAAAACCAAACCCCCATCGGAAATCTCCGTTTTGCGGGCTTATAGCCGATATTTTGTTGGCTGACACTTACATGATAGCGGCTTTGGGTGCTCTTGTCAAGTTCTATATGAGAAAAGAGGTGATAAGCGCTTGAATTTGAAGGAGTTCCGGGCACGGGTTGGGCTGAGACAAATCGATGTGGCGAAGAAACTGAACGTCACCCCCATGGCCGTGTCCAACTGGGAAAACGGGCTGAACAAAATCGCCCGGAAGTATCACAAGAAGCTGGCCAAGCTCTACGGCTGCACCGTGGACGAGCTTCTGGCAGGAGACGAGTCGGAGGAGTAAGAAAGGAGGACAAGTAAGTGATAAATTGGATAATCTTGGGCGTGGCCCTGGTCGGTGTCTGCGCGGTGGCGGTCGTGCTTGAGTGCAGCGAATTCTACGGATGGACACTCGTGATCGGTGTTGTATCCGGTGTCGTAGCAGTCGTAATTCTGCTGGCCTGCCCGATCGCACGTATCTCACACAACTCCGATTGCAGCGTGTTCGCACAGCAAAAAACTTACATCGAATCCCATATTGCGGAGAACGCAGCAGAGGACGCGGCGCTTACCGCCAAGAAGATCGAGCTGAACGACTGGCTTTTCAACGCTCAGTACAGCAAGGCCCACTATGGCTCCTGGTCCCTGTACCCGGATGTGGTGATGGACCTGGAACCAATTGAATAACAAAAAATGCCCCGCCAGGCGGCAACCTGACGGGGCGGCGAAGAAGCATTGGCAAGGATTCTTCGCGGGTATTATACCACACCCGCGAAGCAATTGCAAGGAGGAAAGTATGGTAAAAACTATGACAATCGACGAGGCCGCAAAGTATCTGCGGGAAAACGGCGTCAAAATCTCCAAAGAGACGCTTTCCGACGGTATACAGGCCGAAAAACTGCCGTTCGGTGTGTGCATCGAGACCGGCCGCAGCCGGGTGTTTATGATTTTCAAGCGCCTTGTTGACAGGTGGCTTGAGGAAAGGGAAATCTGATGACTATCGTATGGATCTTCTGCGTCATCGGCGTGGGGGCATGCGTTTCCGGGCTGCTGAAGCTTGTGGACTGGATGGAGGGCAAGCGATGAACCGACTTACCCCGCAGGAAATTGCGGACAAGCTGCGGAAGTGCGCGGACGGGGGTGGATGTGACTCATGCCCGTATAAATGTGGAGAAGACATTGGAGACTTTGGTTGTATCTGCGAGGTAATGCATGCAGCCGCTGATGCCATCGACAACCAGCGCACACACATCCAGGCCCTCATCAAGGCTAACGAGGCGCACCGCGAGATGGTGGCCCGCCCTGCGAAACGCTCTGACATGGTGGAGGCCTTGGACGCAATCGAAACCGGTATGACCAAAGTGGCCATTGACCGCGACATCTGGCAGAACGATTTGATCTATGTGCTATGTCAGGGGGTACGGCTCCTGCTGGAAGAGAGGGTGAAGAAGTGAGCTGTAAAAGGTCATTCGTAGAGCACCGCCGGACGCAGGAAAGGGGCGTATGGACGTGAGGGTGTACCAGTACACCACGGGAGACAGATTCCGGCTCCCCATTGCACAGGCTGACACGATACAAGAGCTTGCAGGGATTGTCGGCGTTGACCCTGCTGTCGTGCGCAGATCGTACAAGCGCGTGATGACCGGAGCGGTGAAGCAGAGCCGATACACATTTGTAGATATTCCGGACGAGGAGGACGGCTGATGTACATCTGCGATGAGTGCGACACTGTGTTTGAGGAGCCCGTCCGCAAACAAGAGTACTCCGAAGAATACGGAGACAGCACCGCATACTATTGCCCTCGCTGCGGGACGGAGCTTGGGAACCCGTATGAATACACGGCTGACGAGTGCCCGTCTTGCCACGGCGCGAAGAACGCACAGGACCCGGTATGCCGCAAGTGCAAGCTGCGTGTCAAAGGGCTCCTCCGGCTGTTCGTCAGCGATTTCAGCCGAGCTGATCGCGAATACCTGGCCGACCTTCTGGACGGCGCTACGCTGGACAACATTGCGAAAGGAGAAAGAATTTGAATCTGTATCAGATTGATTCCGCGATCGCCGAATGCGTAGACGCGGAAAGCGGCGAAGTTCTCGATTTTGACAAACTCGCGGAACTGAGCATGGAGCGCGACCGCAAGATCGAGAATATCGCCCTTTGGATTAAGAACGACCTCTCCGAGGCCAAGGCCATCCGGGAGGAGGAGAAGTCGCTTGCCGCCCGCCGCCAGTCCCTGGAACGCGAGGCAGAGAGCAAAAGGCGCTATCTGGAGTCTGTCCTCAACGGGGAAAAGTTCTCCACGGCCAAGTGCTCCGTCAGCTTCCGCAACACCACGAGCGTTGAGATAGATGACATGGCCGCTGCGGTAGCGTGGATGGTGGCAAACGACCACGTGGATGAGGTTTCCTGCCCGGCCTCCACGGTGAGCAAGACTGACTTGGCCCGGTTGATGAAGTCTGGTGCGCAAATCGACGGTGCACGGCTCGTCCAGGGCCGCAGTATGGGGGTGAAGTGATGGATAACCTCGCAATCTATAACGCCGTGCGCAAGGTCCCGGAGAATGCCAAAAAGCCCATTGCCGGAGGCCCACTGAAGGGTAAAACGGACATTAACCCCATGTGGCGCATTAAGGCGCTCACAGAGCAGTTTGGCCCCTGCGGCATCGGCTGGAAGTACGAGATCACAGACAAGCGCCTTGAAAACGGCGCAAATGGCGATATCGCCGCATTTCTGGACATTAACCTGTACATTAAGGTAGGCGATACCTGGTCTGATGCAATACCGGGGACCGGCGGTAACTCGTTCGTTGGCAAAGACAAGAATGGTACGCACACTTCCGACGAATGCTTCAAGATGGCCCTGACGGATGCAATCTCTGTGGCTTGCAAGGCCCTTGGGTTTGGCGCCGATGTTTACTGGGACACCGACCAGAGCAAGTACGGCAAGTACAACGAGACTCCTAAGCGGGATGGACATCTTCGCGCAGAGAATCCCTCCGCAGGGGAAGAGCAAGCCATACCGCAGGAGCCTAACGGCCCTATCTGCGACAGGTGCGGGCGCGTCATCTTGCCCCAAACGGTTAACGGGAGAGAATTGCCCGTCGCTTTTATCGTCGCCAGGTCCACAGCCAAGTACAAGCAACAGCTCTGCTTGGCTTGCGCGCAGGCCATCAATGCGGAGAATAAGTCATGAATGATTTGGTTACAGAGATCGGCAACAAGAGCCGGATGTTGGATGTGGCCATTGCGGAACTGAAAAAGCGCGGGCAGAAATATGCGGAGGCTGAAAAAGCCTACCGCATAGCCCTCGCGCGGCGCATCCTCGAGGAGCGCGAGAAGGGAACGCCGGTGACGATCATCTCCGATATTTGCCGAGGGTCCACACAGATAGCCGGTCTGCGGTTTGAGCGGGACTGTGCGGAAGTGGTGTACAAATCCGCTATGGAGGCAATAAACTCCATGAAACTGCAAATCCGGCTCATGGACAGCCAACTTGACAGAGAGTGGGGTGCTACGAAATGAAACAACGCGCGTTTCCTCGGACCAAGGACATATCCGGGCAGCGGTTCGGAAAACTGGTAGCGCTATACCCCATCTCATGCACGGCGACGGGGCATAACACGTACTGGGTTTGCCAGTGTGACTGCGGCAACAAGACAATTTCTAATGGTGCGAATTTGCGCAGAGGGCACAAAAAATCTTGCGGGTGCATTAAACACCGGGTTACGCCGACCTACCTGACCTGGAACGGCGAGAAGAGGAGCGTATGTGACTGGGCCATAATTACTGGAATCAGCCCGGATTTAATCCGCAAGCGCTGGAAGGCTGGGTGGCCCGTGGATGCAATCTTTACGGAGGTTGAAAAGCCACAACTGTGCTGGGGCTGCGCCAAGGCATGCGGCGGGTGCTCTTGGTCAAAACGTTTTGAGCCGGTCCCCGGCTGGACCGCAGTGCCAACGCTACTGTGCGGAAGAATACCGTCATATAGAATCACAGAATGCCCGGAGTTTGTATCGGACGGGACGGAGTACGATGAATGAAAGAAGATGTTTTCTGTGCGGTAGGAGCGGCGCACAGGACCCGCTGGAGCGTCACCACATTTTCGGGGGTGCTTACCGCGGCAAAAGCGAGAAATACGGCGCGGTGGTGTGGCTCTGCGGTGACAGGTGCCACAGGAACGGAAAGTCCGCCGTGCACCGGAACGGCGACCAGATGCGGCGATTGCGTCGGTACGGACAGCTGACGATCATGAAGGACGAGGGCTGGACGGAGGACGATTTCAGGCGCGAGTTTGGAAAGTCATATCTATAGGAGGTAGAGATGGAAAAGAAACTGCTGTACACAAGAAATGAGACAGCGAAACTGTTGAGCATCAGCGTTGACACGCTGGACCACCTGCGGAACGACTGCGTTATCCAGGGCTATCATGTGGCCCGAGGGAACCCTCGTATCTACTTTAAGGCCAAAGATCTGGAGAAGTTCATGGAGCGTCTGGAGGTGGCAGAATGCTGAACAGCGTCATCATCATGGGCCGGTTGACCCGGGACCCTGAGCTGCGCCGTACCCAGAGCGGTACCGCCGTCACCAGCTTCACCATGGCCGTGGACCGGGACTTCAAGTCCCAGAGCGGCGAGAAGGAAACGGATTTCATCGACGTGGTAGCCTGGCGCAATACAGGTGAGTTTGCCGCGAAGTACCTTGCCAAGGGCCGCATGGCTGCCGTGGAGGGCCGCATTCAGGTCCGCGACTGGCAGGACAAAGACGGCAATCGCCGCAAGTCCGTGGAGGTGGTGGCTGATAACGTGTATTTCGCGGATTCCAAGCGGGACAGCAAACCCCAGGAGTCCCGCGACGATCAGGAATTTGACGAGATCGAAGATGATGGCGACCTGCCGTTCTGACGGAGGCCTGCCATGCCGAATAGAATCATAAAGGAAAGCTTATGCGACTCGGAAAAAATCGCAGCTCTTTCGGATTTTGAGTTTCGGCTTTGGGTTGGATTGATTACGCAAGCGGATGATGCGGGGCGCGGAGATGCCCGCCCCGCTATCATAAAAGGACGTGTTTTCCCGTTCCGGGAGAGGTTATCCATCAAAGATATCGATGCTGCGCTCCAAGAATTGGCGGCAAAAGGCTGCGTGTCCCTCTACACAGTGGACGGGAGGCCCTACTTTTTGTTCCCCGGGTGGGTCAAGCATCAGCGTATCAGAGATTGCAAGCCGAAGTTCCCCGAGCCTCCGGAAAACACAGTTTTGCAACAATCTGCGGCAAGTCGCGGCAATCTGCGGCAAGTTGCCGCAATCTGCGGCGAGTCGCCGCAATCTGCGGCCTTAATCCAATCCGAATCCGAATCCAATCCGAATCCAAGAGAGAAAAACGCGCACACCGCGCGTTTCTCCCCACCAACCGTTGATGCTGTGGCGGAGTATGTCCGTGAGAAGGGCTATCACGTCAACGCAGATCGCTTTGTGGCCTTCTACCAGCAGAAGGGCTGGATGGTCGGCAAAAACCACATGAAGGACTGGAAAGCTGCCGTCCGCACATGGCATTACCGGGACAACCCAAAGCCGCCAGCGGAGCAGGAGGGCCCAAAATGGACGTACAACACTGACACCGGCGGCTGGACGCAGGAGGACTGACGTATGCTGGACTCTCTCTACCTGGAGCAAAACGTCATTGGCGCACTGCTCATCCAGCCAGAGTGCTACGAAGCCGCCGCAGAGCTGTCCCCGGATGACTTCCTGGTGCCAGAATACGCAGAGCTGTTCCGGGCCATCCAGCGGCGGAATGAGTCCGGGGACACTGCGGATGCTCCGTCCGTGCTGATAGACGCATCCAGCCGCAACGACAACGTGACCAGCAAGATCATGACGGACTGCATGGACGCTGTAGTGACCACCGCCAACATCGACGTGTGGGTGGCTGGGATGCGGGATGCATCTATGGGCCGGAAGCTCAGAGATTTGGGCGAAGAACTCCGAACAGCGGATCTATCTCCGCAGGATGCGCTCAGAACGGCGCAGGAAGCCGTCACGGCGATTCAGGACGGCACGGGGGTATCCGGGGGCCTGGCAGTCTCCGATGCCGTGAAGAGCCTTAAAAATCGTGTCGACAAGGGTTTTGCCGGCGGACCCCCACCATACGTCAAGACCGGCTTGCAGGAATTTGACCGATTGCTGGGCGGCGGGCTTATCAACGGCGGGTTTCACATCGTCGCCGCGCGGCCTGGAAAGGGCAAATCCGCCCTGGCTATGCAAATCGCCCTCAATGCGGCAAAACGCGGCGTGAAGGTGCTGTATATTTCCTTGGAGATGTCACCGGATGATTGCACCAGCAGGCTGACGGCCAACATAGCGGGGATATCCTCCCGGCTGCTGATGTTCGGCGGCACCCTGACAGAGGCAGAATACGCCAAGTATGCGGAGGCATCCGCCAAGCTGTCCGAGTTGCCCATCGTGTTTAACCGGCGGACGGGCATGGACATGCGGGCCGTGACGGCGCTGGCCTACAAAGAGCGACCGGGGTTGATTGTGCTGGACCACATCGGCCTGCTGGAGCAGGAAAACAAGAAAGCCACGCTCTACGAGAGCACCACGAAAAACAGCCGATCGGCGAAATTGCTGGCCATGCGGATGGATATCCCGCTTCTATGCCTGTGCCAGTTGAACAGAGCCGGTGCGTCAGATCGTGGCGGCGAGTTTCGGGCCACTATGGCCAACCTCCGGGAGTCCGGCGCCATCGAGCAGGACGCGGACACCGTGACGCTACTGCACAGACCGTGCGAGAAGGAGGACCGGGGCGAATGGGACCCGGACATGCTGGAGCTATACTTGGACAAAAACCGACGCGGCCCCACCGGGATGGTGAGGATGGCCTATTTCCCCAACACGGGCCGCATAGTGAAGTGAGGGTGACATGAAAAAGATCGTTATTCCCCTGCCCCCTGTGACAAAGAAGAACCACCCCAGGCTTATCCGTGGGCCTTACGGGGATCCGAAGATCATTCCGTCTAAGCAGTTCACAGAATATCAGGAGTCGGCGGCATGGTACTGCCACTCGGACAAGCCGATATCGGAGCCGGTAACGGTAAAGTGTCTGTTTTACATGCCGACTCACCGGCGCGTGGACCTGACCAATCTCCTGGAAGCTATCGACGATGTGCTGGTACATACCAGAGTGCTGGAAGATGACAACAGTAACATCATCGTGTCGCACGACGGGAGCCGGGTCTTGTACGACAAGGAAAACCCCCGGACGGAGGTGTATATCAGCCGGTATGAATGACTTTGACTACGATTGCATGCAGAAAAAGCGCACTGCGCGAGGTGCGTTTGCGCATATCAGCCGGAAGCGCGGCGGGTGTACACTGCCCAGCGACAACCTGACCGCGAAGCAAAGAAGGGAGAAAAATGGAGAAGTGAAAAGCTACAACATCACCCGGCCCATGCCGTGGCCGGAGTTCAAGGCACTGCCGGAGGACCTGAAACGCGAGTTCTTTCGCAACATGCAGAGCTTTGGCGGTACCGCAAAATGGCTGGCGGATGAAATGGGCACGTCAGACATGACCGTAAGAGCCGCCGCAAAAGCCGCCGGGACACCGTTTGCGCGCGGAAATGGGAATTTGCCACTGTGGCACCGGAAGGTTGCAGAGTGGGCGAACGCCGAACAGCAGACTGCCGCAGAGACGCCCGATGAAGAACCTACGATTCAGGAATCCGGGAAGAGATTGACCCTGGAGCATGCCCGCATGAAGTTTAACTATACCAGTTTTACGGACCTGGCGATGTTCCTGCGGGTAGCGGTGCCGGAGAGCGGGAAAGTGACGGTGGAGTGGTGAGATACGAGGACTTTCTCGCCAGCAAGCGGCACATCCCGCCTCCGTGCGGGTTCGAGGTAGACAAAGCCACCATGAACGCCCACATGTTCGAGTGGCAGAAGAATATCGCTCAGTGGGCGTTGCGGAAAGGCCGCGCAGCTCTGTTTGAGGAGTGTGGGATTTCCCTGTTTGACATGATGGGAGTACGAAGTGGCAGATAATAAGCATACAAAAGGCGATCTTCAGCAGATGCAGGCCGTGCCGCTGGCCGGAAAAATCCTGATGACCAAGCGCAGAATCCGCGAATGGTATGACCACTTTGATGGACAAGTCTATGTTTCTTTCAGCGGTGGCAAGGACAGCACGGTTTTAAAGCACATTGTTGATTCCTTGTACTCTGACATTCCGGCGGTGTTTGTCAATACTGGGCTGGAATATCCCGAAATACAGCGGTTCGTCCGGGAGGTCAAAGCTGGGAAATATGACTGCTTCAATCCAGACGTGGAAATCCTCCGCCCCGAAATGCGGTTCGATGAAGTCATCAAGAAGTACGGGTATCCAGTCGCATCCAAGCTTGTTGCGAGGTACGTCGAGACTGCAAGGCGAAACCCAGACAGCAAAAGGGCAAAATGGCTCCGTGGCGAGGAATGGACGAAATTTGTAACTGGCGGCAAATGGGCATTTTTGACAGACGCACCATTTCCCGTGTCCGATAAATGCTGCGTCGTTATGAAGCATAAGCCTGTAAATCAGTACGAGAAACGGACTGGAAGAAAGGCAATAATAGGCACAATGGCGACAGAAAGCCCAAACCGTGAACAAGCATGGCGTTCCAACGGTTGCAATGCTTTTGAAGCAAAAAGACCAACATCACAACCGCTTTCCTTCTGGACGGAACAGGATGTCTTGCATTATATCAAAGAATTCGATGTGCCTTATTGCCCGGTATACGGCGAAATCAAGATTGATGACAATCCTGAATTTGAAGGACAGATGAATTTGATTGATTATCTTGGGTGCTACGATCCACAAGACCGGCTTACAACCACCGGCTGCAGCCGAACGGGCTGTATGTTTTGTATGTTTGGGGCGCATCTGGAGAAGGAGCCAAACCGCTTCCAGCGAATGAAGGTCACACATCCGAAGCAGTACGCCTATTGCATGGACAAGCTGGGGCTGCGGGATGTGCTGGAGTACATCGGCGTACCGTATGAGTAAGGAGGGAAAAGAAGAATGGAGAAAAACAAAATGATCTACGCCCAAGAATCCCTCGTTGACGAGATCATCGTGGACAACTTCGCAGGCGGTGGCGGGGCGTCAACCGGGATTGAGCTTGCCATGGGCAGGCGGGTGGCAATCGCCATCAACCACGACCCGGACGCCATCCGGATGCACCGCACCAACCACCCATACACCGAGCACTTGCAGGCGTCCGTATGGGATGTGGACCCGGTAGCCGAGTGCCGGGGCCGTCCGGTAGGGCTGGCGTGGTTCTCGCCGGATTGCAAACACTTCTCCAAGGCCAAGGGTGCGGCCTTGGTGGACCGCAAGATTCGCGGGCTCGCCTGGATTACGCTGCGCTGGGCGGCAAAAGTACGGCCCAGAGTTATTATCTTGGAAAACGTGGAGGAGTTCCAGACCTGGGGCCCGGTACGAAAAGGAAAGCCGGTGAAGAAACTGGCCGGAACGACTTTCCGGAAGTTTATCAGCCAACTGGAGTCGCTGGGCTACACCGTGGAGTTCCGGGAATTGGTGGCGGCGGACTACGGAGCGCCGACCTCCCGGAAACGCTTTTACCTGATTGCCCGTTGCGACGGAAAACCCATTGTGTGGCCGAAACCGACTCACAGCAAAACCGGCGCAGATGGATTGCCCAAGTGGCGCAGCGCGGCGGAAATTATCGACTGGAGCTTGCCATGCCCGTCGGTATTCGCATCCAAGTCGGAGATCATGGAAAGATATGGCTTGAAGGCGGTACGCCCTCTGGCGAAGAACACCATGCGGCGGATTATTCGAGGGGTGGACAAGTTCACCATCCGCAGCGGCAAGCCGTTCATCGTGGAATGCAACCATTCCGGCGGCGGTCATATCGCGCCCGTGGGAGATGCATACAAGACCATCACCGCCAAGCACACGGGCGGTATCGTGGCTCCGTCCCTTATCCAGTACCATACAGAGCAGACGGAGAGTGTCCGGGCGTCCGGGCTGGGTGCGCCCATCAATACCGTGGACGCCTCCAACCGCTACGGCCTGACCTGCGCCAATCTGGTGGAGTATTACACCGGCGGCAGACCGCTGGACATTACGGACGCTATGCACACGGTGACAAGCCACGACCGCGAGGCTGTGGTGGCAGCTCATATTGCCAAGTATTACGGCGGCGTGGTCGGCGAAAAGGTGGGCGAGCCTTTGCTGACGGTGACGGCCATTGACCACAATGCGGTCTGTACTGCCCATGTCGTAAAGTTCAAGGGTGACAATCTGGGGCACGGCATGAAAGAGCCGATGCAGACAGTGACCACCAGCGCCGGGGAGTTCGCCGAATGCGTGGCATACATGGCGAAGATGCGAGGCGGTGATAAATTGGGGCACTGGCCCGAGATACGCGCCCTGCTGAACGAGTATTGCGGCTACACGCTGGCGGAGGACGAGGTGCTTCTGCTGGAGATCAGCGGCGCACTGTACTACATCGCGGATATCGGACTGCGGATGCTGTCTCCGCGCGAATTGTATGACGCGATGGGCTTCCCGGCGGATTACATCATTGACCACGACTATTTGGGCAACGAGTACAAAAAGAGTGCACAGGTGGCCCGTTGCGGGAATGCCGTGTGCCCGCCCATGGCAACGGCTCTGGTGAGGGCAAACCTCCCAGAGTGGTGCGGGGCGGAGATTACGACCATGGCACAGTTGACAGACTGTGTGGCAGTGTGAAAGGAGGCCACCATGAAGTCATCGCGTAAAGAGATTGCCAAAACCCTGCGCGAATATGCAGAATGGGCCGATGCAAATATCTACGAAGTACCTATTATGCTGCCGGATGATTTGAGAACGGCGGCTGATATGCTGGAGAAAGGAGAATGATATGGACGCGCTGGAGTTTTTGAGCGAAGCCAAGCGGATGTGTGACCAGCATACGGAACCCTGCAATACATGCGCCGCAAACGAATTTTGTGGCTTTACGCCAGAGTTCCCGAGCGATTTCGGGGAAACGACTCAAATGCAGAAGATGGTGGAACTTGTTGAGACGTGGAGCAAGGAACATCCCCACAAGACGCGTCAGAGCGTGTTTTTGGAGCAGTATCCGGAGGCTCAGATAGATGATAACGGCGTGTTGAGCGTATGCCCTGCAGTAATTTCCCACTCGCACAGAAAGGATGGAGGCGGGTGTCTAAACATTCACAGGAAGTGCACCGATTGCCGCCGCGAGTTTTGGATGAGGGAGGTGGAGTGATGGAAAACATTTTGCAAAACTTCGCCAGCGGGCTGTGGATCGTGTTTGGCGTGTACTGTTTCTTCGGACTGAGGAAGTGGAACAAGCGGTTCAGCGAGCTGTATGAAGAACTGAAATGGGAGGTGGAGTGAATGAACGATATCACACGCCAGCCCTGGTCCGAATGGCTGGAAAACTCCCTGAGAACGATAATGGATATCGGGGCGGAACGCATGTGCATTGCAGGAAAAACGCCGGATGGGACCGTTTTTACCGGATATTACAACGCCGATGCAACGGATAAGGCCGTGTTTGCGCACAATATCCAGAGCGATGTGACCATGGATATCATCCGGGAGAACATCGGGAAAATCAAGGAGATGCTTGAGGAGAATGACGATGGATGAGCTGAAACCGTGCCCGTTCTGTGGTGGGGACGTTTGCTTCGACAAGGGATACAGCTATTTCAGAGACAATATGCTCTACTGCGACGGATGCGACATGGTGTTTACTCTGGACGATTGCGCGGCATCTGACGATGATATCGTCAGAGCGTGGAACAGGAGGGCTGACAATGGGTGAAAGAAACCTTGTTGCGGTCAGTATCAAGCATACGATATACGGTTGGAAGTTCGGCATGCCGTGCTGGCTGTGGGGAAGCAGAACAAAAGACGAAGAGAAGCGGTCGTTTGGCGGTTATACACAATATCCTAACAACGCAGAAGTGTACTCCCTCGGCGAGTGGCAGGAAAGCGGTTATGGTGCTGGTGATGTATGCAAGGTGGATGAACCGGTGCAGATGTGTATCGGTTTTTGCAAGAAATACAAAAAATATGACACAGTACTTGTTCCACTCGATCAGTACGTCAAATACTGCGAGTGCGCTTGCTTGCCGCTGGATAAACCAGAGGAGGGCTGACAATGGCTGACCAAATGCAGTTATATGACACATCGGAGAAACAATCAAGTAACAACACAGGTAAAGTTAAACGGAAGTGGGAAAATGGTTTCCAGAGATGGAGCAACCGGCAATTTGCAGATGGTGGTAGCTCTTTTGGGTGCTGTGGATTCGGCAGTATGTGTGACTACTGTGAAGATAATACGTATGGACGTCCGTGTGTCAGGTCGCTGAACGCCATGATCCGCGAAAAGCGTCTGAAAATCGACTACGATAAGACTAGTTACGAAGAAGTATGGGAGGGGATTTTTGACAATGGCTGAATACATGGACTGAGGTGCACCTTGATAGACACCAAAGAACGAATGCTGCATAGAAGGGAGATTATCAAAGAACTTAGAAGTCTTAATATGACAACAAAACATGTAATGTTAGAAAAAACTCCATCAATCCAATATACATGGCATACAAAAAATGGCGATATTGTTGCTAAATTTAAGATTTGGGATTGGTGGGACGGTAAAAACATTAGCGACCTTGAAATTAGTGAAAAGTATAGAGGGCTTGGGTTATCCTATCAACTTTTAGATTATGCTACGAAAAGATGTGGTGCTAGAAATTTGGCCGTAGAGAAAAGCAACACTATAGCAAAATATGTTTATGACAAATATGGATTCCAAGTAACAGATGAAGATGACGCATATCATTATATGTCTTTAAGCAAGTGGATTGCAAAGGAAAAGGCAATCGATGCATGGGACAGGAGGGCTGACAATGGCTGAACCTAAAAAGCCTTTTGACCGCGACAAGAAATGGAAACTTGGCAGAAGTTTCGGCTGGTGGCATATACCGTACTGCCCGCATTGCAAGCGGAAGTTGGGGCTGATGGTAGAAGAGCAGAAGGCTGAAAAATGCCCGATGTGCGGCAAACCGTTAGAATGGGATGGTGCTGATAATGGCTGAATACATTGAGCGCCGCACGGCAATTGAGCATTTGAACGTTTGGTGCGGCGGGTGTGGAAGCGCGGTGGAATGCATCCTCGCAGAGCCCGCCGCTGATGTGGCCCCGGTGGTGCATGGGCGAAAAATTGAAGACGGCCAGCTTGTCGAAGTGGTGCGGTGCAGGGATTGCAAGCACAGCTGCGAGGATTTGGGAAGTCTGTACTGTTGTTCATTTGGGCCGTGCGTGTATAGCTCTGTGTCTCCAGATTTCTGGTGCGCGAATGGCAAACGGAGGGAGGATGCCCATGCCCAAGACTAACCCCCGCAGAATCCCTCGCACACAGGCCGACGTAGACAAAGCCTACAGCAACGGCATTGTGGAGGGCCTGAACCGTGGCATAGATCTGATGCTATACGTCCTGATCGACAAGCACGACGCGCCGATGGACGATGTGCAGCAGCTTGCTGTGGAGCTAAACCACGCCGCTCAGTGCGTGGCGGAAGGGTACGTTACCTGGGCAGATATCCGGCAGATGCTCAAAGAGTACGGCGTTGAGACGGCGCTGGAATAGGAGGTACAATGAGCAACAAATACTCGCTCCCCTATGATATCCGCATGGAGTGTATTGCCTACGTCAGGGGCTATCCCCGCCGGGTCCGCGCGTACAATGCGGCCCGGGAAGAAGTGTTGGAGTCGTCGGCTTATGCCATGTCCGGTATGCCCCATAGCCCGGGTAACAGCAGGATAGCCGAACGCAAGGCGGAAAGGCTGGCAACCATAGAGAACTGGCCGGAAACGAAGAAAATGCGGGCCGTGGAATACGCCATGGACAACGTAGGCCGGGATATCGCCAATGAGAACGTGCGGCGCAAGCTGGTATGGGCGATCATGCGGAATTGCGAGAACCGGGGCAGATACCCGCTTAGAATCATGGACGGATGCGGATTCAGCGAGAGAACCATGAAGCGCCGCAAAGCTGCATTTTTGTGGCACGTAGCAGATTATTTGGGCCTGGTTTCCTAAAAGTTGGCCCATTAGGCACATAAAAACGTGCTAAAATAGTATCATCGGAAAGTGGAACCAGTCAGCCCACAACCCGAAATTTCATTTTTCTCCTCTTTCTTCCCTCCATAGGTTAAGGCACAGCCGGTAATGGGTGCCTCCGCGCAAGCGGCCTCGCAAGGGCGTTACCGGCATGCAGACACTCACGGGATATCTCGCGGGTGTCTGTTTTTTATGCGGGTGTAGCCAAAAGGCAAGGCACGGGACTTTGACTCCCGTATGTGCTGGTTCGATTCCAGCCGCCTGCGCCAGAGGCCGGGTCGCGCCCGGACAATGTGAGACCGCCATCGTCATGGCTCACATGGAAATGACAACGCTCGCTGAAAACTGCGCTTGTCTTGATGCGTCAAGACCGGTTTGACCAGACGGAATAGGGGCTGCGACTTTTCGGAGCGTAGTTGCCGGTAGCGTGTGACAATCTAAGCAAGAAAGACGATCATATATGCGGCGTGCAGAAGCAGAAGCGAAAGCAATGGCTATAGGCAACATTGCGGACGTGTGGCGGCTCAATACCGCCTCGCCGCTCCAAAAGAGGAGCGCCGCTGCCTTTGGAAATGGGCAAAGCTCCCGCCTGAAAGTGCGGCAATAATGGTTCGCGTGAGCATGGGGTGAGCGATTAAATCAGGCCAAATCGGCGACAACACCGGGCGAGGGTGAGCCATTAAGTGTATGCCCCTCGGGGCGGGTAAAGTCTGCTATGTAAGGCCAAGGGGCGGGGGCTGGTAGCAAAACGAAAGGGAGTGAGCCTATGGCTGGCGGAGCGCCAAGAAAATGGAAAAGCGTAAAGGCAATGCAGGAGGCCATTGACGCTTACTTCAAAAAGTGCGAAGGCGAACCGTTTATCGGAGATGACGGTTGCGCTGTGCGAGATAAGTACGGGGTGCCAATCATCATCAACGCAAAGCCGCCGACAATCACGGGGCTTGCATTGGCACTTGGATTCACAGGGAGACAAGCACTGCTGGACTATCAAGCAAGGCCAGAGTTTGCGGACACGGTTACGCGCGCGAAGTCCCGCTGCGAGGAATACGCCGAATCCCGGCTGTACGATAAGGACGGTGCGAACGGCGCGAAATTCTCGCTTGGCTGCAATTTTGGTTGGCGTGAAGTGAACGAGACAAAGATAAGCACGGATTCCGTCAAGGTGGTTATTGATGTCTGATATTCTCTTGTCAGAAAAAATCGGCTCTGCATTCTACGACGTGGCACATGACGTGTTCCACCACGGCCACACGCACTACGATTTTAGCGGCGGTCGTGGCTCACTGAAATCCTCCACAGTATCAATTCTTGTACCGCTTTTGCTGGTTGGCAATCCGGGAACGCATGCGCTTGTGTTGCGCAAGGTGGCAAATACAATCCGCGATAGCGTTTATGCACAGTATATCTGGGCAATCGGCGAGTTGGGCATGGCGGCGTATTGGGACGCGAAAGTATCCCCGATGGAGCTGATCTACAAGCCGACAGGCCAAAAGATCATGTTTCGCGGCGCTGACGACCCCATGAAGATCAAGTCTATCAAGGTGCCGTTTGGCTATATTGCCGTGACGCACTTTGAGGAAAAAGACCAGTTTGCCGGACGTGCGGAAATCCGAAACATTTTGCAGTCGACCATGCGCGGTGGCTCGGCGTTCTGGAACTTTGAAAGCTACAACCCGCCTATTTCGCGTGACAACTGGGCAAACAAGGACAGTTTGGAAGAACGCGCTGACCGGCTGTGTCATAAGTCCACGTATCTGCAAGCACCGCCCGAGTGGCTGGGAGAACAGTTTCTTGCAGAAGCGGAACACCTCAAAGAGACAGACGAGCGCGCGTATCAGCACGAATATCTCGGTATCCCGGTCGGCACGGGCGGCAATGTGTTTGACAAGCTGGAACTGCGGGAGATCACAGATGAAGAAGTCAAAAGTTTTGACCGCATCTATCAGGGAGTGGACTTTGGCTGGTTCCCCGACCCGTTCGCTTTTATTCGGCTGCATTATGATCGAGCGAGAGAGACGATCTATCTACTGGACGAGATTTATCAAAACAAGCTGTCCAACGAGCAGAGCGCGGTTATGATAAAGCAGCGTGGATATAACAACGCGCGAACAATCTGCGACAGCGCAGAACCGAAGAGCGTTGCTGACCTTCGGGCAATGGGGCTACCTGCGTATGAAGCGGTAAAAGGCCCCGGTTCGGTGGAATACGGCATGAAGTTTTTGCAGAGAAGAACAATCGTCATTGACAGGCGACGCACACCGCACGCTTACGATGAATTTGTTGGATACGAATACGAACGAAACAAAGACGGCGACATTATTAGCGGCTACCCTGACGCGAACAACCACCTGATTGACGCGACGAGATATGCGTTAGAGCCTGTCAGCCGCAGAATGGGAGTTATTGCATGACGGTTATCGATAAATTAAAGGAATTCGGGTATACGACGATCCCAGAGGAATTCTATACATACGTGTCCCTTTGGAAGTCGTGGTACGTCGGCAAAGTCAAGGGCTTCCATCAATACCGGCGATATAACGGGCATAAGTGGACAAAGTGCAACCGTGCAAGCCTCGGTATGGCGAAAAAGGTTTGTGAGGACTGGGCAAACCTCTTGATGAATGAGAAGGTTCAGATCACGCTTGAAGGCCAGAAGGAGCAGGAGTTTATTGACAGGGTTCTGACGGCGAACAACTTCACGGTCAAGGCAAACGAAATGCAGGAAATGAAATCAGCGCTCGGAACCGTGGCGTACATTCCGCGTGTGGTGGGGCAGGCCGTTAATGAAAGCGGCGAGATCGTGCCGGGTGATGTTTCTGGCATCGAGCTGGACTATGTGACGATTGAGCACATCTTTCCGCTGGCTTGGCAGAATGGATTTATCACAGAATGCGCGTTTGACAGCGTAGTCACACGAGCCGGAAAGAATTATCTGTATTTGCAGATTCACCGGAAAGACGAAAACGGTCTTTACGTCATCGAGAATAGTATTTACAGATACGAAAACGAGACGCTTGCCGACGCGCTACTCACCGATGTTCCGGGCTTTGAGCGAATCCCACCTGTGGTACATACGGGAAGCGACAAGAGGCAGTTCGTCATCGACAGACCGAACATCGCAAACAATCTTGACCACCTGCTTCCGGTTGGTATCCCTGTGTATGCAAATGCAATCGACGTTCTGCGCGGCGTTGACTGTGCCTATGACTGCTATGTGAACGAGTTTGAGAACGGGCCTATGATGATGATGGTCAAAATGCCCGCCACAAGGTGGGAAGACGACGAACCGACGCTTGACGACAACGACCGGCGTTTCTATCTGCTTCCAGAAGATACGCAGCAAGGAAACGTCGTAGAGACAATTTCTCCGACGCTGAGAACCGAGCAGCTGAATGTAGGACTTCAAGACCAATTGAACGTACTGTCCAGCAAGTGCGGCTTTGGCGAGACCTATTACCGTTTCGACGGCGGCAGCGTAGCAACGGCCACACAAGTCATCAGCGAGAACTCCACCATGTTCCGCACCATCAAAAAACACGAGATCATTTTGGAACAGGCGCTTGTGGAACTGTGCCGCATTCTGCTTCGGCTGGGCAACACGGCCATGAATGCTGGGCTGAATGAGGAAGTGGAAATCTCCATCGACTTTGACGATAGCATCATTGAGGACAAGCAAACCGATTTTTCCCGTGATATGCAGCTCTTGCAGGCGGGCATCATGAACGATTGGGAGTTCCGCATGCGCTGGATGAACGAGGACGAGGCAACCGCAAAGGCGGCGCTGCCAAAGATGCAGGACATGACGACCGAGGAAGAAACGGAGGTAGAGTGATGGGCGGCAGAGGTGGAGCAGGCGGCGGCATTGGAGCCGGAGAACCTGGGCGTGGTCGCGGTATGAGCCTTGCACGGTTTTTGTCGCAACAGGACATTGACCGAGCAAATGCGGCGTCCGTAACCGATATGGGCGATATTATCAGGCGCACATTCGAGCGCAACGTTGCTGAAATCAATGGACTTGAGATGTCGGACGCTGAAAAGAAAGACGCGGTAAAGCAGATGGCAACTCTCGCAACAACGGCGCTCAAAACGGAGGCAGGAGCAGTTAATCCTTATGCAAGCGGGCCTGCGCGCCTGACAACGGCGCAGAAAACAGGAAGCGCCGCAGACAGAGCTGCAAGAGCGCGCGGTGAAATGGATAGCTACATGCGGAAATTGCGTGACCAGTCCAGTAAAAACCGCAAAGCAGCAGAAAACAAGGCGTTTTCCAATGCCTTTGTAACAGCGCAAAAGTCCGGCGCGTTGGAAGTTACGGTAAACGGCAAGAAATACCGCAGGGCTAATAAGCGCAGCGGTACATGGAGACCTGTTTAATGGGAGGACGCGGCGCAAGCAGCGGCATGAGCGAAAAGGGAAAGCCTTACGGGAGCGAGTTTAGGACGCTTCTAAAAGCTGGAAACGTAAAGTTTGTAAAGCAAAATGCGGCATTGAACGCAAAAGACCCATTGGAAACTATGACCAAAGGGCGCATTTACGCAACGATAAACGATGAGGGCAAAATCAATGCAATCAGCTATTACGGTGCAGATGGAAAGCGTGTAAAAACAATCAATCTTCTGCATAGCCATGAGCAATTCAAGGGAGTGCATACACACATCGGGTATTATCATGATGAAGGCGGAACAAGAGCATTGACGGCAGACGAAAAGAAGCTGGTTGCATTCGTAAAAAAGGCTTGGTATAATAGGCATAGCAAGTAGTCGTATAGGGTGATTACACCGTGACTGCGGGAACTCCGGTTAGAATCCGGGCGCTTGCTATGCCGTAAGGTACAGAAATGTATCTTGCGGCATTTTTGTTTGCTGGGGGATTTATGATTAACTTTGAAAATCTCGACAAGTTCACATTCCCCGGCGTTGGAAAGTACGACATTCCGCAGATCGAGCCGGTCAAGGCATATCCGCATGGCGAATTTATCCCTGTGAATTACCATTACACAGCAAAAGATACGGCAAGCAAGATCGTACACTTCTTTGTGGATGATTATCAATTCATCCGATACTGGAACACACCGGACAAGTACATTCCGAAACTGTTGCAGTTTTCGGCGGTGTGCGCGCCGGACTTCTCCACATACACGGATATGCCGCTGGCGATGCAGATATACAACCATTACCGCAAGCATTGGTTGGCGGCATACTGGCAGCTCCACGGGATGACGGTTTATCCCTCTATTTCATGGAGCGACGAGAACAGTTACGATTGGTGCTTTGATGGTGAGCCTGTCGGCGGAATAGTTGCGGTTAGTTCGGTAGGCACACAGCAGAACAAGGAAAGCAAGCGGCTGTTTCTGCGCGGTTACGAGGAAATGATGAATCGGCTTTCACCGGAATGGGTGATATTCTACGGAAAAGTGCCGGAAGAATGCGACTGGAATGTAATCCGCGTGAAGCCGCATTATGACGAGATTGTGAAACGGAGGAAAGCAAATGAAATATCCGTTTCAGCCGGAAGTCCTTGACGCGCTGCCGGAAGAGCTGGCGGAACTGTTCCGGGCGCTTGAAATAACGCTGCTGGAAGAAATCTGTTCCCGGCTCAAAGCTGCAGACGAGCTGAACGAGGTAACGGTGCAGGATATTCGCGCATTGCGGTCCCACGGCATCAACCTAAAGGAAATCAAGAAAGCAATCCGCGAGACTTCCGGCATCAGTAAAACTAAGCTGGACAAGCTGCTGGGCGATGTGGTCGCAAGGAACCAACAGTATTACACTGATATGATTGACCTTGCGCATATCAACCAGCCTGAGACACTGGTTGACGCTGCGGAAGTGGCGGCGATCAGGACGCAGACACTTGATACATTCCACAATCTGACTGCATCCATGGGCTTCCTGGTGGACGCTGGGCGTACAATGCTCCCACCTGCCAAAGCGTACCAATGGGCACTTGACAGCGCAGCGTTGCAGGTGCAAAGCGGTGCAATCAACTACAATCAGGCGATTAAAACGGCTGTGAAGGAACTTGCGGACAGCGGTTTAAAAGTGGTTGACTACGAAAGCGGCCATCGAGATCATGTCGATGTTGCCGTTCGAAGAGCCGTAATGACCGGCGTATCTCAAATCTGCGCCAAGTATACGGAGCAATCCGCAGAATATCTGGATACACCATATTTTGAAGTTTCGGCCCATGTTGGCGCACGAGATAAGCCGGGACCGTCACCGTGGTCATCGCATAAGGATTGGCAAGGTCGCGTTTACAGCGTACGAGCTGGGGACATTTACCCGAGCATTTATGACGTTTGCGGCCTGGGCGCAGTTGACGGTCTGGAAGGGGCCAACTGCCGCCACAGGCGGTTCCCGTGGGTTGAGGGCGTGTCCGAGCGCACCTACACGGATGAACAGTTGGAACACATCGATGACGGCCATGGATGCACGTTTGATGGCAAGGATTACACGGCATACGAGGCAACCCAGATGCAGCGCCGTATTGAGCGGACGGCTAGAAAGTTAAAGCGCGAAAAAGCCGCCTACAAGTCCGCAGGATTGCATGAAGATGAGACTGCGGTAAACATACGGCTACGGCGGTTAAACGCCAAATACAATGCGTTCAGTGCGGCTGCAGGGCTGCCGGAGCAGCGGGAGAGAATGAAGGTGCTGTATGTAGATAATTTGCCGCAACAAAAAGTAAATGGCTTGTCTGCTTCAACGAAATCTACTATAATAAACGCAAATAAGGCGAGTGGCGGCGGAGCAGTGCATCACATTGGGCAAATTGATACTGAAAAGTACAGAGTAGTAACAGAAGACATCCGCACGGATGAAGTAGTCATAACGGATGAACGCATACAGCACATAAAAAAACGACATCCGCGGGATTTTGAACGGTACAAAAACTATTTATCGCAAATTGTAGAGGCTCCCGATTATATTTTAGAAGCAAACAAACCGAACACCGCGTTTGTTCTTAAAGCGTTTGAAGACGCAGGGGAACGCTTCCAGCTCATTTTGCGGCTTGCGACAAATGCAGACAATCCAGAGTATAAAAACTCTGTGATTACATTTTTGCGAGTGGAAGAAAAGCGATACAAGCGGTATCTACGGACGAAAAAAATACTTTACAAATCTGAATAAAGCGGCTATACTTGTTATAGGATAAGCAAGGTGCTTTGAGGTGGTCAATTTCGTGGCAGCCACACGCCGATGGTATTGATAGGGGAAACCCGAGAGATGCAGGGGAACGCCACGCCTGCCAAAGCGCCAACGAAGAAGGAGAGCCGCAGCGATGTGGTTCTCCTTCTTGTGTTTTGAAAGGCGGATATGACTTGAACTTTGACGAAGCAATCAAGGCCGTGCAAGCCATTCTCAAACGTGGAAACGATGTAGAAATCCGGCGCAAAGGTGACGGGTACATCGTCTTAGAGGTCAAGAAAACAATCAAATACAGCACTTCCGCGCAATAGGGCGCGGGAAAGGGCAATAGGAGCCGAACAGTACGCAGATTTTGCGCATTGTTCGGCTCTTTTTTTGTAATACGCAGCGGGGAATGACGCTGTGGAAATAAATAAAAGGAGAGTAAAAATGGCAGACGAAATTATGACTTTTGATGAAATACTGGCTGACCCGACCTACAAGGCGGAGTTTGACAGGCGAATCACAAAGGCGCTTTCGACTGTCCAGAGCAAACTGGACGCGGAAGTGGAGAAGAACAAGCAGTTTGCAGCGAACGGCAGCGCGGAAACGGAAGCGCTCAAAAAGGAAATCGAGGGCTACAAGTCCAAGATTGCCGATTATGACTACGCAGATGTGATCCGTAAGACGCTTGCTGAAAAGGGCGTAAAATTCAGCTCTAAAGCTGCTGAAAAAGCATATTTGGCAGACCTGAAAGCAAAGCACCTTGAAATCAAGGACGGTGCGCTTGATGGGTTTGACGAATGGCACAAGGCGCAAGTCAGCGCTGATCCGTCCGCGTTCCAAGACGGCGTAAAAATCGACTGGTCTGCCGCTGTTGGCGGCGGCGAAAAGAAAATAGATACCAATGCCGCGATGAACAATCTGATCCGCGGCGCACTCAAGTAACGAAAAGGAGATTACAACATGGCAACTATTGATCGTTCCGCACTTTCCGGACTTATCCCGGAACCCGTAACCCGCGAAATCATGCAGGGCGCTATCGCCGAATCCGCTGTCCTGCGCATGGGCCGCCGTCTGGCGAATATGTCCAGCAAGACGCAGACCATCAACGTGCTGGATGCCCTGCCCTCTGCGTACTTTGTCAATGGCGAAGCCACTGACAGTGGCGCAGGCGAGGCATTCAAGCAGACCACCAAGATGGCGTGGGACAAGAAGAAGCTGTACGCCGAGGAAATTGCGGTTATCGTCCCCATCCCCGAGGCTGCTCTCGATGATGCGGACTATGACATTTGGGGCGAGGTCAAGCCCCGTCTGACCGAGGCTTTCGGCAAGGTCATCGATGCGGCTATCCTGTTCGGCACCAACAAGCCCACCACATGGCGCACTGGCGTTGTTCCCGCTGCTATCGCTGCCGGTAACGGCGTTCCCGTCGGCACCAGCGTGTTTGACGACATCATGGGCGAGAATGGCCTGATCTCCAAGGTTGAGCTGGACGGCTTCAACCCCAACGGCGTGATGTCCGCTATCCAGATGCGCGGTAAGCTGCGCGGCCTGAAGGACACCACCGGTCAGCCCATCTTCAAGTCCGATATGCAGGGTGCCACCCGCTACGGCCTCGACGGCATGGATATGTATTTCCCCATGAACGGCGCGTTTGACCCCGCTCAGGCTCAGATGATCGTTGGTGATTGGAGCCAGCTGGTGTACGCCATTCGCCAGGACATGACCTTCAAGATCTTCACCGAGGGCGTCATTCAGGACCCCAGCACCAAGGCCATCACCTACAACCTCATGCAGAACGACATGGTTGCTCTCCGCGCCGTCATGCGTCTGGGCTGGGAGATTGCCAACCCCGTCAACGCCTACAACGTGGACAAGGCCAATCCCTTCCCCTTCGCCGTTTATGGCAAGGGCGGCGCTATTTCCACCGTCGCCGTGACCCCTGCTACTGCTACCGTAAAGAAGGGTGAGAGCAAGCTGTTTACGGCCCAGGTTGACGGCGAGGGCATTATCAACGGTGAGGTCGAATGGTCTCAGGACGGTACGAAGAGCAATATCAGCGATGAGGGCGTTCTGACCGTTTCCGCTACCGAAACCAAGAGCAGCATCACCGTTACCGCGAAGTCCAAGCAGGACGGGACCAAGACCGGCACTGCCACTGTTACCGTTTCTGGCTGATTTGAAAGGAGCTGACCCGTATGACTTACGCAGACTTTGAATACTACTTCGGCACTTATATGGGCGCTGTGAGCGAAAATGACTTCCCGCGTCTTGTTGTCCGCGCCAGCTCTTTCCTCGATTACTACACGCGCAACAAAGCTAAAGGCCACGCCGATCTGGACGCGGTAAAGATGTGCTGCTGTGCGCTGGTTGACAAGTATGCGGTCATCGAAGCGGCGCAGACGCTTGCCGTGAAAAACCTTGCAAACGCTGCGGAAAATGACGCGGAAGTCAAAAGCGAAACAGTAGGCAGCTATTCCAGAACACTTGCAACGGGCGGGGAATCCGCCCTGTCTGCACTCAATACGACGGACGGGGTAAGGAAACTGCTTGCGGAAACGTGCATGGAATATCTTGCCCCTACCGGGCTGCTGTATCGCGGAGGTGGTTGTAGATGTACGCTCCCCACATTGTAACGATTTACAACATCGTGCAGGAGATCGACCCGACAACGCTTGATGAGGTCGAGAAGGTTTATGCCACAATCTTGCGCGGTGTGATGCTGCAAGCGTCAAAGGGCGTGAATGTGCGCGAAAGCGGCCTTGAAAGTGCCGACGCTGTAAATCTGTATATCCCGTTTTCCGTGAAAGCGGTGGATGGAACGACAGGTAAAGCCAAAACTTATGCGCCCCCGCAGGCGTTTCTTGCGGCGGCGGACAAGTCCGGGCTGTGGACGCTCTCATACAAGGGCAACGGGGGCATGACGTGTTTTGTAAAGGGCGAAGTCGTTTCGGATAACATGACCGTCGTACTGGGCCATGACGATTGCTACAACGTGACCAAAGTTGATGCGATGGACTACGGTAGTCCCGATATGCAGCACTGGGAAGTCGGAGGGGCGTAATGGGCATCAAGTTCTCCGTGCATACCGATGGAATGGACGCTGTCAGAACTGCCATTGCAAAGGCTTGTACGCGCGCTGAGCACGTTTTAGCCGAGCAGATGGAGAAAGACATTCAGCCTTTTGTTCCGATGCTTACGGGATCTTTAACGAAGCGTACAAGGGTAGTTGGCAACGATATCATCTACCCCGGCCCTTATGCGAGATTCCTGTATTACGGGAAAGTCATGGTTGACCCGAATACCGGCAGCACATATGCGCCAAATGGAGGCACAAAGGTCGTGACAGACCGCAATTTAGTGTTCAACCACACGGCGCATCCACAAGCACAAGCCCATTGGTGCGAAGCATCGAAAGCGCAGAACCTTGGCAAGTGGGCGCGCGTAGCGGAAAAGGCGGTGAGGAAGTACGGAACAGATTAAAAAGACGGTATCGGCAGCGGAAGAAGATCAAGTTTCCCGAAAGCTGCTTGCGTGGCTGAACACGTTTCCCAATAAGCCGGTTGATTTGATTCGGTTCGAATTTCTCCCCGCCGATACTGCGGCGATGGCGCTGTCCACGATTCAGGCGGCGTACATCGTACAGAAATACATCCTCGGCGGATATCAGGCGGAATACCAATTCAAGGTTATTTACCGCATGAAACCGGGGAATAGCAACGACAAACGGCTCAAAGCTGACGAGCTGCTTAACGCCTTGGGCGATTGGGCAACAAGCGAAACGCCGCCTGACATTGGCGACGGTCGCCGCGTCATCCGTATTGAGCCTACAACGCGATCCTCTCTTTTTGCCGTGTATGAAAACGGTGACGAGGATCATCAAATCCTTATGAAAATGAACTATGAGGTGATTAAAAATGGCTGATATGACCTTTAACACCACGGCGGGGCAGACCGTAGACCGCGAACTTCTGATTGCGTATCTCAACACGGGCGAAACTGGAACCCCTACGTGGTCTCCCCTCGGTACGCGCGTCACGGATTCCAGCATGGAATATGATTGGCAGGAGGATTCCTCGAAAGATATTCTTGGAACGACGCGCACGACCATGAAGAAACCCATTATCACGCAGACCTTTGACCCGTCTAATCTGGACGCTGGCGACCCTGCCATCGTCAAGGTTTGGAACCTTGCGGTCAAGGAGCAGAACGCGGCGGCGCTGGCGAATCAGGACGTGCTGATTGTCCATGCTTATGCAGGCACGGCAAAGACTGCGGTATTTGCGGAGCGTTATTCGTCCTGCATGGTTAAGCCTTCTTCCCTCGGCGGCGAGGGCGGCGGCTTTGTCGGTATGCCTATCGACGTGACGCTTGGCGGCACGCGCACGGTCGGCACCGCCGCTGTCTCTGGCAATACGGTCACTTTTACCGAGGGCGAATAACAAATAGAGGGCTGGCGTCTGTCAGCCCTCATTTTGGAGGAATATATGGAACTCACTTTTGATTCCGGTGTAAAGGAATATACCATTCGCGGCGTAAACGGCGTTGTAACGGTGTACTTTAACCCTGCGGATGTCAACTTCGCAAAGAAAGCATACAAAACGTTTGATGATCTGCGCAAGAAGCAGGAGACCCGCGCAAAGACGCTTGAAAAGGATATCCCCAATGATGAGCTTTTCGACATGGTTGATTCTCTTGACAAGGAAATGCGCAGCATCATCAATGACCTGTTCGGGCAGGACATTGCCGATACGCTTTTTGGCAGCGTCAACGCCTATTCCGCGGCCAACGGTGCGCCGGTTTGGCAGAACTTTATGACCGCCATTATCGAACAGTTTGACGAGGCAGTAAAGCGCGAACAGGCGCTTGCCGATGAGAAAATCCGCAAGTATACACAGAAATACCGTAAATGATGTACGATCTTCCAACGTCGCTGAACGTCTGCGGCGTTGACTATGAAATTCGCTCGGACTATCGCGCGGCACTGGACGTGCTGGCGGTATTTGCTGCGGCCGATCTGACCAACGAGCAGAAAGCGCTTGCGGCTCTGGATATCTTTTATCCGGACTTCTTAAAAATGCCAGATGAGCACATTCCAGAAGCCATGAAGCAGATGACATGGTTTCTCGACTGCGGTGACGAGGGCGATAATCGCAAGCGACCTAAATTGATGGACTGGGAGCAGGATTTTCAATACATCGTTTCCCCCATCAATCGTGTTGTTGGGCGGGAAGTGCGGGCAATGTCCTATTTCCACTGGTGGTCTTTCGTTTCGGCGTACTACGAGCTGGGAGATTGTCTGTTTGCGAATATCGTCCGCATCCGAAGTCTAAAGGCCAAAGGGAAAACACTTGACAAAGCCGACCGTGAGTTTTACCGCGAAAATCGGCGCATTATTGACTTAAAGCGGACGCTGACCGAGGAAGAGACCAATACCATCGATGTGTGGTTAGGCAAAAACGCCAACAAAAGCCCATAATACGGAGGTGATTTTTTGGCTGACGGTGAAGTCGTATTCGAAGCGACTATTAGCGATAAAAAACTCCATCAGGAGCTGAACAAAGTAAAAAGCAACATCGAATCCCTGCAAAAGGAATTTAACCGGCTCGGCGCCAAAAAAACGCCGATGGAAGACCGGCTGCGCAACATCGGCGCAGAGCTGGATGCGGCAAAACAGGTGCTTGCCGATATGCGCACAGCGCCAAAAGGCACGTATGAAAAAATCGACGTGTCCGAGCAGGCCGAGCGCGTGCGAATGCTGCAAAGCGAATTCAACAAAACTGCAAATAGCATTGACAAGCTCAACGAAAAGCTCAACAAAACCGGCGATAAGATTTCCGACGCGAAAACGCAGGCGGTTGAATTATCACGACAAATCGATGGACGATCCAAAGGTGCTGGACTGCGCAACGCAACCGAAGCGGCGGCAGATTCCATGAAAGTTTTTGGACAGCAAGTAAAATCTGTTGTCCGCAGTGCCCTTGTTTTTACGGTTATTACCCAAGCATTAACAAAAGTGCGCGACTGGGCAAAAAATGTCGTAATGGTAAACTCCGATGCAAGAGAATCCATTGCGCAGCTTAAAGGAGCGCTTTTGACACTGGCACAGCCTCTTGTAAGCGTAATTGTCCCCGCCTTTACACTGCTTGTAAAAGTAATTACGGCAGTAGTCTTGCAGATCACGCGCCTTGTGGCGCTTATTTCTGGCAAGAGCGTCAAAGCAACAGCAGATTCCGCAAAGGCTCTTAATAAGCAAACAAATGCTTTAAAGGGAACCGGAAATGCAGCAAAAAAAGCTGCTGGACAGCTTGCGGCGTTTGATGAGATCAACCAGATTTCCACCGATACCGCGGATAACGCGGGCGGCGGTGCATCCGCTGACGCGATCACGCCTGACTTTAGCTACATGGACGAGATCAACGACAAGCTCAAGAAAATTGCTGATGCGGTCATGCTAATTGCCGCAGGGTTGGCCCTGTGGAAACTTGGCAGCTCTCTCCCCGGAACGTTGGGAAAGCTTTTAACAAAACTCGGCGGCATTCTCATTGCTGTTGGCGGTTTAATCATTTTGTGGGAAAGCCTGTCTGACGCATGGAACGACGGCGTTAACTGGAAAAACTTACTCGGATCTCTTGCGGGCGCAGCGGCACTTGCCGGAGGCCTCGCTCTTGCGTTTGGCAAGGTGGGCGCTGGCATTGGACTGGTAGTATCCGGGGCGGCCCTGCTGGTCGCTGCATTGCACGACATGATGGAGGACGGCATGAACCTGGAAAACACGCTGATGAGCGTCGCCGGTCTGATGATTGGTGGCTTGGGAATTGCTGTGCTCACAGGGTCCTGGATTCCGCTCCTGATTGCCGCAATCGCCTCCCTGCTTGTGGCTGTGGTGAACGCCTACGGCGATACAGAGCAGTTCGTCGACGGAATCAAAACCATGCTGGATGGGTTTGTGGCCTTCTTCGCGGGTATTTTCACCGGGGATATTGACCGTGCCATCGGCGGCATCGAAAAAATCTTCAAGGGCTTGCAAAACGTTCTGTTTTCCATTGTGGATGCGCTCAAAAACATGTTCCTGTCGTTCTTGGATTGGCTGGATGAGAAGACTGGCGGGAAGCTCCATGGGATCATCGAGTTCATCAAAAGCTCGGTCACGGGAGCATTCACTTTCATCAAGGATTTTATCGGCAACGCCATGGCAGCCATTAAGAAGATATTCACGGGAATCGTTAAATTCCTCTCCGGTGCGTTTACGAGCGACTGGGACAAAGCGTGGGAGGGTATCAAAGATATCTTTGACGGCATATCAACAGCCATCAAGGTGACGTGGGCATCAGCCATCAATGCAATTATCCGTGCATTGAACTGGCTGATCGACAAGGCGAATAAAATCAGCTTCACAGTCCCAGGCTGGGTGCCGGGGCTTGGTGGCAAGCATATTGGCGTCAACATCCCGAAAATCAACGAACTTCAAATCCCCAAACTGGCCCAGGGTGCGGTCATCCCGCCTAACCGCGAGTTTATGGCCGTACTGGGCGACCAGAAGCACGGAACCAACATTGAGGCCCCCCTGGACACCATCAAACAGGCCGTTGCGGAGGTGCTAGGGCAAGGCAGCGACCGGCCCATTACCATCATTGTCCAAATGGACGGCAAGGAGATGTTCCGGCAGATGGTGCGGGAAAACAACTCCCAGGTGCGCATGAACGGCAAAAGCCCGCTGCTGACGTGAGGTGACGCATGGAAGTACTTAAGGTAACAAAGAAATCCGGGGCGGTGGTATCTCTCCCGGCCCCGGATGAACTGAAATGGAACATTTCCGACCTAGACGCAGATGGGACCGGCAGAAACCAGAACGGCGATATGTTCCGCGACCGCGTGGCCGTGAAGCGCAAGCTGGAATGCTCCTGGCGGCCACTCGTCTCTGCTGAAATGGCCAAGCTTTTGCAAGCCGTGGACGATGTGTTTTTCAGCCTTACATACCCCGACGCGATGACCGGCACCGACCGCACTATGATGTGCTACGTAGGCGACCGGTCATCGCCGATCATGCGGCCCGAAACCGATGGGAAATGGCTGTGGGGCGGGCTGTCCATGAACTTCGTGGAGAGGTGACGCCATGTACAATGTCTCCACCGTGTTTCACGCCGCTTTTGCGGATTATGGCCGCGAGATCAAGGCCAAGGTGATTTTCAACGGGCAGACAGAGCTTGACGGAACCTATGTGCAGGAGATCACCGCCACACCGGCGTTTGATTCTTCAGACGGCATTTCCGTCGGCTCTGCCTGTTCCGGGCGGTGCAAAATCCGCATTTACAAGCCGGATGAGCCGCTGCAGTTGTCCGGTGGGTACTTTGTGCCGTATATCGGCATCTACGTTCCTGGCGGTGATACAGGCGCGACAGCCATCGCCGGTCAGGCTGTGGCCGGTAAGTCAATTGTCGGCGTAAGCACCGCAGCGTCTGGGGTGGAATATGTCCCCCTGGGACGATACTACATCCCCGCAGACGGCGTAGAAAATTTGGTGTATGGCTGGGAAATCACTGGCTATGACCAGATGGCATCCTTGACGGAGCAGTACACCCCGCAAATTGAGTTCCCCGCCACGCCAGACGCTATGCTGACGGACCTGTGTGCGCAAAGCGGCCTGACTCCCCCAACGGTGACTTTTCCGGATATGACAATCGAGTCTGTGTTTGAGGGCACCATCCGACAGCAGCTGGGGTGGCTGGCTGGACTGTGCGGACAGTCCGCGCACTTCGACCGGGACGGCAATCTGGTGTTTAAGTGGTACGCAAAGACTACTTTTCAGGTCAGCCGGGACCAACAGTACATGTCCGGCCTTACCCGCACGGCAGACGATCTGTACACGGTATCCAGCCTCACCACCGGCACGGAAGATGAACCCATTACATCCGGCACCGGCTTGGGCATCACGTCCACAAACCCTTACATGAACCAGGCCGTTGCAGACCTGATTCAGCCGGAGTTAGAGATATCCTTCCAGCCCTGCGACGTAAAATGGCGTTGTGACCCGTCTGTTGAGGTGGGCGACGTCATCCAGGTGGAGGGTGATACCGGCGAATGGCTGGACGTGTGCGTCATGGAACAGGAAATCCACCTGTACGGCGGCCTTTCCTCTACGATGCACAGTTACGCCCCGCAGGACGCGGATTACGCCATGGAAAGCCCCACAGAGCAACGCATTAAGCGGGCTTATGAGAGCCTTACCAAGGCCATGCAGAACGCTACGCAAAAGATCATCGGGGCAAAGGGCGGGTATTATGAACTGACACTGGACGAGCAGGGGTTTCCCATCGGCTGGACCCTGCGGGATACGCCCACCATTACGCCCAATACCCGGATGTGGATTATGTCCACCGGTGGGCTGGGATTCTCCAAGGACGGCGGCAATACCATTTCCGGTGTTGCCTTGACCATGGACGGCGAGATCAACGCAAATGTCATCACCGCCGGGCAAATGTCTGCCGAAAGAGTCACCGTCAACGGCCAGACTCTTTCTGATTTTATCGACGCCAGTATCGACGATGACGGCCATCCGGTGCTGCGTATCGGGTCCTCTGCGTCGGAAATTGTGCTGAAAGAGTACAACGACAAAATCGGATTCTACGACACTTCCGGGACCCTTTTGGCGTACTGGAACAACAACAGTTTTGAGTTGGTGGAACTGAGCAAGTTCCGCCTGGGACCTATGGGCATTGTCGTACAGCCTAACGGATCCGTGTCCTTCGTGGGGGTGAGTTAATGGCAAGCATTTACGGGGCAAAATCTTCCACCGGCTGGCAATTGCGGCTGGATTATAGCGTATCCCAGAGCATCGCGGACAACAAGTCCACACTGGCCCTGACGCTGTACATCTATGACGGCACCGGCGAGAGCTACAACCTGGACGCCAATAGTTGCTATTACACTCTGCAAGGCACCAAGGTTTATAACCCGTACCGGTACAATTCCAGGGGATGGTACAAGCTGGGAGGCAAGTCTATCACCGTGGCCCATAACAATATGGGCAAGGGATCTGTGGTGCTTTCCGCGGACTGGCACAGCGGGTTTACGTCATCCTACACGCCGTCGAGCCTGACGGTTTCCGGCACGGTCATTCTTCCGGATATCCCCCGGGCATCTTCCGTTTCAGCGACCGGACTTGTGCTGGGTTCTGCCGGGACACTTGTAGTGACCAGGGCCGTGAGCACTTTTACACACACCATCAAACTCAAGTGTGGCTCTGCGGCACAGGTAACTGTGGCGACAAAATCCAGCGCCACATCCATTCCGTATACGCCGCCCCTGGATTGGGCCGTGCAGAATACGTCCGGAATCTCCGTAAACATCGCGGCGGAGATCACCACCTACAACGGGGACACCGTGGTGGGCACCAATGCGACCACACTGACGGCATCCATCCCTGCATCGGTAAGACCCACCCTGTCCGTGAGTCTGTCAGACACCTCCGGATATCATCCCACATACGGCTGGGTGCAGGGCAAGAGCACTCTGAAAGCCACGTTTTCCGCTGCTGGGTCTTACGGCAGCACCATCAAGGTCAAGTCTCTGACCATCGGCGGAAAAGCCGCCAGCCCGGACGGGGCCAACGTCCTTACAGGCAGCGGCACAATGGCCGTTGTAGCCACCGTCACGGACAGCAGAGGGCGCACGGCATCTGTTACCCAGAACATCACTGTGAACGCGTACAGCGGCCCAGTGGTCCAGGATTTGACCTTTGTGCGCGGCTCTTACGCGAACAGCGTGTGGACGGAAAATTCCATGGGCGCGGACATCAAGCTGACGTTCACTCTGTCCCTCCAGCTGACCGGGAACAAGGCATCTGTGGAAATTACCGGCGCGTCCACACTGACCGACCAGACCAGCGGTGCAAAGATTGTGTATCTGGTTGCCTTTGGTACGGACACGACCAGCGTTGTACAGGTCAAAGCTACGGACTCCCTGGGCACCACGGTAACGCGGGAGATCACCATTCCCACCGTTTCGGTGCCCATGAACATGAGCTTTACCCTACCCGGGGTATGCTTCGGCGGCGTGGCCGAACACGAAAAGGTGGTGGAGTTCAAGTGGCCTATCCTGTATTTGGGGAAAGCTTTATTGGACTACCTCCACCCCGTCGGCAGCATCTACCAGTCTACGGCCCCCACATCCCCAGCGGACCTGTTTGGAGGCACCTGGGAGCAGATCAAGGACAGGTTTCTCTTGGCGGCTGGCGATTCTCATGCGGCGGGCTCCACCGGCGGCGAGGAGAAGCACATCCTGACGGCGGCGGAGATGGCAAACCACACTCACGGCTACGATTACACGGGCCAGAGCGACGCCGTTGGCACCGGGGCCATCAAGATCGTGTCTCCCCGCGGCACCGCCAACGCTTACACGGGCAAGGCTACGTCCAACTGCGGCGGCCAGGCCCACAACAACATGCCGCCGTACCTGGCCGTGTACACATGGCGCAGGACGGCGTGAATACGGACGTGTAATGGGCTGACAGCTTGTGCCCGACTCGGGCACCGAAAGGAGTGATCTAATGGCCTTTAGCAAGAAGAACTTTGTGGACAACCAGACGGTTATCGACGCTGATACCCTCAACGCCATCCAGGATGAGCTGATCCGGGTGGCCGGGCTGCTGGGCAAGGACATCCAGTCCGCTGCCATTAACGACAGCGGCCATCTGATTTTGACGCTGACAGACGGCACCCCGTTGGACGCTGGCATTGCCAAGGGCGCGACCGGCCCGGCTGGCCCGCAAGGCCCCGCCGGTGCAACCGGCCCGCAGGGACCTGCGGGTCATAGCC